TTTTTTCAGGAATTTTAAAAAAAAAGAGAGGGGGAATTAGGGGGAGAGTTTAATAAGAACTTTATTAAGTCCTATATAAGGTCCTTATAAAGGTCCTAATGCGCACGTGCGTACGAGAAAACGTAAAATTAAAAAGAAATTGTTTTTACTGTTTAAGCGGTTTAACTTTTTTTATGACAAACGATAAGTTTAAAATCATCAAAGGAAGAACCCATTGGCTACTGACAGTACGCTCATACAAGAAACGGCATAATATAGATGCATATAGTCTCAATAACTGGCGACTGGGTAATAAGGGCGATTGGGTTCTTTCTGATGATAATCCTCCAATGGTAGTTCAGGTGTTAGGAACAGGAACAATGGAAAGCAAAAGCGGTAAAAAGCAGAAATACATCCGAACTGTCTGCGGTTCATACATGACAGAAGGCAAGAAAAAGATGTATGGACAAATAGCTGAAAGTATTTATACATTCAGTGGTATTGATGGCTATAAAAAATTTCTCGAAAGAAAAGACTTAAATACTAGGGAAGTTATGTTCGCCAGATATATCGCATTAGGCGAAGATAGTGTAGATTCGTATTTAAAGTCTTACAAGACTGACGATAGGAAATATGCTAGTAGTCGTGCAGGGCAGTTATTAAGAACCGAAAGGGTACAAAAAATGGTAAAAGAAGAGTTAAAGCAGATATTGGAAGAAGAAGGAGTGTCTGCTAACTGGATAGTAGAAAAATTCAAACAAGTGGCTGATTTAGCCGACAGGGACACTGATGTGCTTCGTAGTCTAGAATCGTTAGCTAAAATGTCTGGAATGTTTGATACTGGGGCAGAAAAACAGCAATTAACTGTCTGGGGTGGTTTTAGTCCCGAGCAGCTTAGTAGCGTAAAAGACGAACAACTGTTGGCACATAGTGAATCTGAAGATTAGCGGTATGGGCTTAAAAATAACTATAAGTAATTCTCACGGTGATACGCTGAATGGCGAATTGCAGAACGAAGGGAAGACAATTAAAGTTGAAGGTGCTATCGTTGATGCTTGCCCAGTATGTGATGGAGAATTATTCTATAGTCCCGATATAACGAAAAGAATAGCTGTTGTTGACAATGAAGAAGAAATACAAGGCTGGATATGTCCAGAGTGTTATTCCGAGTTCGATATGGGTGATAATATAAAAACACTACTAGCAAAGAGTGCTGTGCAGGGGAGAGCGTAATGCCTGGGTATCATAAAAAAAAATCTAAAAAAAAGAAAAAATCTAAGAAAAAGAAATGAATAATCTGTTAGACGAGAAAACAAAAGAGAAATTATTCTACCTGTTAGCTGGAGTTGTAATTGCTCTTATATGGATTATCCATATACCGTCTTACATAGATGCTTGGCAATGATTAGTATAAGCCAGATGCGTTCGCTTATTGCTGACGTTTGTTCTAAGATGGGTGAAAAGTATGCATCAGATGATGCGGTTAGTTTAGTCTTAGCTACTGGGATTGTAGAGTCAAGATATGAATATATTAGACAAATGGGTGATGGTCCCGCTAGAAGTTTCTGGCAGGTAGAACCAGCAACTGCAATAGATAATTTAGCCCATTATCTTAAACATAGAAGAAGTTTAATGAAAAAGTGCGCAGAGGCAAGTTTAGTAGATATAAAGTACTGGCAGAACTTAGAGGAAAACGTATGGGAAGAAATATTAGAAAAGAATATAGCTGCAGGGATAATTCACTGTCGGTTGAAGTATTGGCGAGTACCAAAGCGAATGCCTAGTTCAGTAGAAGGACAAGCTGACTACTGGAAGAAGTATTACAACACTGAAGGCGGTAAGGGTGAGCCAGAGCATTTTGTTGAATCTGTAAAGAAGTGGTTGCGATAATGGGTTTGTATGACTGGGTGACTGTAGAGAGCGAAGCTCAAAAAAAGAAAAACCTTGAAGAGGCTAAGGAAAGGTTAAAAATAAGTAGACCAGTCAATAGGTATAATAAAGAAGGCGGAGAGTCTTCTGTGCGCATGGCTTATGCATCAACTCCAGATGGAGGGGGAGTAGCATTTCCAATGATATATCCACAAGAGGGTAAAAGATTTTCAACTAATCCAGTAGATTGGGATGAATATTCTTTTGGGGTAGCTGATAGACATGGCTCTCGTAAAGGTGTAAAGCATAAAGGAAGTTGGGCAGATGCATTGAAACGGGCTTATGCTGAAGGTGAAGTATATGAATTTAAAACTGAAGCAGAAGCAAAAGATTTTGCTGCTGGTTCCTGGAAAGAAGGTCATTACTTTTCTTCCCCCACCGATGAATATTTACCAGACCCTAATTATAAACCATCTGTTGCAAATCTAGGTACAAAAATCCCAGATAATCTCTGGAAAGATTTAATGAAGATAAAAAAAGATTTAAGTCTAGATGCGCATATAAAATTATATAATAATTTGGCTAAAGAATATAAAGAACGTGGACAGAATATAGACATACAAGAGGGATATGTTAAAAATTATATTGACAAACATGGTGAGAAAAGGATTGCTGGAGAACCCTACTCTCCAATAGACCAGAAAAGAAGATATGACCCTGAATCTGCTAATAGTCAAGTTGGATATGTTATGAATGAGAAGGATATGAATACTAAAGCCTATCCAACGAAACACGGTGTTTCAGCGTATTATAAGGATTCTGACTTTTGGGTAGGCAATTCAGATACTATATCCTTTTCTCCTGAATGGTTTTATAACCTGACGGGAAAAGATGGTAAAATTGATGCTGAAACCCTACTTGGAATTATTGTACATGAAGATATGCACGCTCCTGGATTGAAAAAAGGTGGTCGTTCTACCTTTGGAGATGGAATTGGTCATAGGGAGAGCAAGCAACACGTTTTAGACAATACAAGAATGATGGAATCTACTAATAAAGCTTTTGGTAATATTATAAATAATCTGTTTGAAGAAAAGCAATCAATGATAGGTAAAACTTCAGAAAATGAGCAAGGTGTTAGTAATTTTTTGTTCTATGAACAAACTGCAAAAGCTTTGCAAAAATGGCTTGAATCAAAAAACTTAGATATTGATTATAGAAAAGAACCTTATATTCCATTTGACCTTTCCGTAGGAGATACTATTCCTTATCCAAACAGATGGCAAAGTTATGATAGAATAAAAAATAAGAATGCCAAATAGACAGGCGAAAAGAAGAAAGTGGTTAAGGCGCAAACGCCATGATGAATTAAAAAAGCGTAGGCGACAGTTAAGAATGCTGAAGAAAAGTAGAGAGAATCAACGGAGTGGACAAGTCTGACGGCATAGCCTGGACATTGGCAGTTGTGTTGCTTTTTCTATATTTTGTTATAACATATATTTTTGAAGGAGTATAGTATGCGTTGGGACCTTAATGGACTAGTATCTAATACAACAATAATTAAAGACGGAGTTGACCTGAAAGAAAGATTCATAAAAGTGCTGGATACCCATCCATTTGCTAATATGTGGTCAAATGCTGCTAAGAAAGTTATTGCAGGTGAATTATATGAAGCCGTTATGAAAGACTCTATTCAGGAAAGAGAACCTTCGGAGTGGCGAGAAAAGATAGATTTTAAAAATGCAGAAAAAGGTAATAAGAGAACGACAGGATAAGATTTCAATAGAAACTCCTTACGGAACTATTGAATCTGATTCTGGTAATCATTTTGTTGATGTAGCGACAATAGTTGTTATTATACTTGTCTGTGCGCTGTTAAAGTTTAAAGTATTAAAAAAGATATTTAAGAAATAATGGATATAGGTATATTAAATGAACTTGGATACTTTGAGATAATTGAAATATCAATTTGGTTAGGTTTAATGTATTACGGAAAATGCTGGATAGATAATAAGTTTAAATAATGGCTAATCTAAATCTAAACGGTAACATATCTAAGAATGAAGAAATGTTGCAGATGGCACATTCTGACTTAATTACATTTGGTAAACTATTCTCCCCACAAGATTATTTAGCGACAGAAACTCCGCCATTCCATAGAGAAGTAGGTTCATTGTTAATTGATAGCAATATAAAACAATTAGGCTTAATTCTTCCTCGTGACCATGCTAAATCAACTTTAGCAGCAACTGCTGTTTTGTATCGTTTTTTATTTAAAGAGAAGGACGAAGAGCCAGAATTTATCTGTTGGGTAGGCGAAGCACAAGACCAAGCTATAGACAATATAGCCTGGGTACAGAATCACATAGAAACTAATCCAGCGATACATTATTACTTTGGTGACCTAGAGGGAAGTAAGTGGACAAAGAATGAATTAATACTTGCGAATGGTTGCAGGATGCTGGGGAAAGGTGCTTCACAGAGATTGCGTGGAAAGAAACAATTTAGCACTAGGTATACTGGTATTATTCTTGATGACTTTGAATCTGAGTTAAATACTAAAACTCCTGACGCCAGAAGGAATATGAAGAACTGGGTAACGGCAGCTGTCTACCCAGCTATTGATTTTGACAAAGGTGGTTTTTTATGGTGCAATGGTACTATTGTCCACTGGGATAGTTTTTTGAATAATATTCTTACTGGGCATAATGCAGCTAAAAAAGCTAAGCAAGAATATGCGTGGTCAGTGTACACGAAAAAAGCTATAGAAGATGGAAAACCAATATGGGAATCACGCTGGAGTATGGGTAAATTAAATGAACGTAAAAAGTTCTATATAGACTCAGGTACTCCTGCAAAGTTTTATCAGGAGTACATGAACCAAGCTAGGAGTCCTGACGATGCAGTATTTAGTGAAGAAGATATAAATGAATCATTATACAACGGAGTTCTCAGGTGGGACGATGAAAATGGCAAGTGGTACATTAAGGGCGATGAAGGAAATACTGACGTCAATCTGTACTTTGGGATTGACCCTGCTTCTTCAGTTGCTGATAACCGTGATTATTCTGTTATTATGGTTATTGGTGTTAGTGCCGACCATGATTACTTTGTCATTGATTACTGGCGTGAGAGGGTCTTACCGATGGATTGTGCCGAACAGATTTTTAAAATGTTTAAAAAGTATAAACCGATTCGCAGAGTCAATATTGAAACTATTGCCTATCAGGAGATGTTAAGAGATTATGTCATGCGAGAAAGTAAAAGACGAGGTTTGTTCTTGCCAGGAATTGAAAAAGGAATCAAAGGCTATACGCAAAAAAAGAAAGACAGGCTGTTTGAAGGATTACAACCATTATTCAAGCAAAGAGCTGCCCACCTCAAAAAAAGCGATGTAGAATTTATTGATGAACTGCTAGACTTCCCTAAAGGCGCACATGATGATATAATAGATGCTTTCTGGCTGGCAACCCAGTATACACAAGGTTATCAAAAACCTGGGGGATTAAGCAGAAAAAAGAAAGATAAACGCAAGAATAAGTATAAGAAATATAACTGGGCAACAGGCAGTAGAATATAATTTGCACACTTGATATAAAATGTTTTATATTGTATATTATATTAATATCAAAAATGGAGTATAATGGCAGAAAATAGAATCGAAACTGACAGTAGGGCAAAAGACATACAGGACAAGTTTCGTAAATGGTCTGACGGTAGAAACAACTGGGACACTCAGGCTAGAGAAGATATAGATTTTTATTTAGGCAATCATTGGACTAAAGATGAGACTGACTACTTAGAGTCGGTAAATCAAGCTGATGTAGTTGTTGACAGGTTATATTCAGCTATAGAACAATTTAAAGCTATAGTAACATCAAAGCCACCTAAGTTTCGCGCATATCCAAGAGAAGATAGTGATAATAAACTTGCACAGGTGTGGAATGGGTTGTTGGAATATATATGGGATATATCTGACGGTAATGAAGTTTTAAAGCAGGTTATCCATGATTATGCTATTACAGGGTTAGGCTACTTTCAAGTTTATATGGACCCGGAAGCAGATTACGGTAGGGGTGAAATAAAGATTAATTACGTTGACCCATTTAGGGTTTATGTAGACCCTAATGCTAGA